TGTTGGAAGCAGCGCCACGGTAACCGCTGTTGGATGCAGCGCCACGGTCACCGCTGTTGGAAGCAGCGCCACGGTCACCGCTGTTGGAAGCAGCGCCACGGTAACCGCTGTTGGATGCAGCGCCTTGGTAACCGCTGTTGGAAGCAGCGCCATAGTCACCGCTGTTGGATGCAGCGCCTTGGTAACCGCTGTTGGATGCAGCGCCACGGAAACCGCTGTTGGAAACTTCCATCTTTTCTTGTTCGTTGGCTTTCGTTCTGGATTTTTTTACGCGCGAAAAGGTATAATCGACTGCGGCTTTTATAAGGCCAATGATCCCGATTTCAGCGGTTATTTTCAATTCGCTCGAAACATTTTTGTCTTCTTTCGTTTTTATGTCTCCGCTTTGCTCAACTATGAAAAACCGATTTCCCGCTGGCGGGTAATAATCAAACACATCAAGCGGATATTCGCAGGCGTGAAATCCTGATTCGCATGGAGTTACCGTTCCCTTGTGTTCGTATTCATTTCCGATTTCGTATTGAAAACCTTTGCACCGAAGATTTGCGTCCGTTCCTTTGTATGCGGTTCCCATAACCTTCTCCCTATTCCTCTTCCTCAAAACCGCCCCCACACGCACAGGTGGGCGCGCCAGTATCGTCAATCCATTTGCGGGTCGTGCGAATCACCATGCCGCAACCTTCGCAAGTCAGCTTGATAAGCCGGGTCGTTTGCTTGTTCTGTTTGATTCGGGTCATTTTCTTGTGCGGATATTCGCCAAGATATTTCGGAATGAAATCCTCAAGCGCCTTGCGCAATTCTTCGCATGGAGTCGTTGAAGTCATGCGCCCCTCAAGCCCCATTGTCGTTGCCAGCTTCTTGAATTCCGGGCCGTGTGTCACATCTTCCGGCAGGGCCGCGTGGCAAAGTTCATGAATCAGGATATGACAAACCGCGACCGGGTCTGATTGCGTTGGCGAAATGAAGATTTCCCGCGTTCCGTCTTCGCTGCATTCGGAATGAAAGCATTCACCGTCAGCGTTGCGGGAGGTTGTCATGCCGCAAGCAACGCGAACCTTCGAAAGCGGTTTGCCAGCGTCTTCAAACACCGGGCGCATAAAGTCAACGAATTCTGTCAACCATTCTTCGCGGGTTTTGAAGTTCGCCTTGCGCGGCGTTACCGATTCGAAGCGTTTAAACACTTTGTTTCTCCAGAATCAGATTATTGATTCGCAGAAGCGCCCCGTCGCGCTTCTTGCGTTCGTAGGCTGCAACAGCCGGATGCTGGCGATTCGTCCGAGTCGTATGGCACCGGTCGCACGTCCAGAATTCCATGCCGTGCCATTCGGTTCCCGGCATTTCCTGCTTGCCGTTGGATGTGTGTTCGCGGAAGCGTCCGCAACTTTGACAGAACAGATTCATGCCTGTGCCTTTCCCTCTTTGATTGGTTGTGGCAAAATTGCCTTGCCACCGCCGCTAACGGTAGCAAGGCCGGAAAGACGGCGATTGGTCGCCGTGGGTGGATTCTGTAGTTTGGTTTTTTTTGGAAGTCGCTTCCATTCCCCGTCTTTCCCTGACATGCCCCGAAGTTTCTTAGCGGTGGGGCGGTTTTTGTTAAAGTCGCACCGTAGCCGGTGTCGATATCGGGAATATAGCAAACTTAGTTGGCTTTGCAAGTCAATAATGCAGAAAAAGTTTGCTTGACGATTGGATACTATGCCTAAAAAAACTCCAATTACCTTATTTGAAAAGAAGTTATGTGAGCGGATATTTTTTCTGTTCGCCGGGAAAACAGACGCAGAAATCGCACGGGCGAGTTCGTGGTCGATGGGGACGTGCGGTCTGCGCCGCGGATCAGGGATGTGTGCGCGCGCAATCTACCGCTCTCCCCCTCCGGCGAGTTGCCGGAGCGCCAGACCCCACAGTCGCGGATGCGCCAGCGGTTTCCCGCCGCGCTCCACCTGTGAGATGTACCCCTGCGTCACCCCCAGCGCCGCCGCAAGCTCGACCTGAGTCATTTTCAGTTTCGCGCGCGCGGAGCGGAGATCGGTGCCGGTCATTGCGGCTCCTTTTCCATCGCATCGAAATACGCATTCACGCGGTCGCGCAGTTCCCACCCGGCCCGCATGTGGGTGGTGATAATCCCGGTATAGTCAACGTCGTCTGGTTTCGCCAGCTCCGTGTCTAGATCGCGGAGCATTTCCAGTATCGCGGACCTTGTTTCGGCGCTGAGGCGCGCAATTTTTGCGTCCGCGATGATTCGCAGGCCCGCGAGCGCAACATCGCGTTGCCTGAACGCCTCGACGTTTTCGGCGTAGGCATCTTCGTTGTCGCGCAGGTGCTCGTGAAGGTACTCAACCCGCTCCTTGGCCGCGTCCAGTTCCGCGCGGAGGGTTTGTATCTCTCGCTCCACGTCGCCCGGAACGGCATAGGCACGTTGCCCTACAGTGATCGTTGCCATGACTTCTGTTTCGTCCATTATGTTCATAGCGTTCCCTTTCCTTTCTCCTGTCTCCGGTTTAAAGACTAACCATATCCATGCACGTATAATAGCCCCGCAAGACACACAGGCACTCATTATAAGCAGCGCACAGGCGCATCATTAATGGAGTGGTGGGTTCTCTCTTCAGCATCCAGGCAAAATTCTCGAGACTCGTCCTCTCCGAGACCAAATAACTCCATGGCCTTTTGCACCGCGTCCTCGAGCGACGCAAACGCTGCCGTTCCTCCCCAACGGTCGTCGCGCGAGTAGTAGCCGACCGTCTCTACACACTCGATCTCATGCGCAATATCGGCACGCGACCCGGCATAGGTCCATGCATCGCTAGACCTGTCCGCCGCGTCCGTAGATCCATAGATATGGACCTCTCCCGTCATAGTGATCCTGACCCGTCGCGACCCTGTGCCATGCCCAAGGCAATCACGGATCTGTTTATTGGTGATCTCGGTCGCCTTCGTAGTCATATTCATTTTTATTTTCTCCTGTCTCCGGCTGTCGGGGGCCGGTTCCCCTCGTGGCTGACTGCCACACCTGTATATTACCACAGTTATACCGATTGTCAAATAAAATTCTTGGATATTTTTAAGAATATTTTCCAGCTCGTTTTTCGCTATACAGTGCAAAAAAACTTTCCGCGACTATGGGAGCTGGCGCTACGGCAACTCTCCGGAGGCGGAAAAAAAAACTTGCGCCCGCGCGGGGAGCGCGGTAGGCTTTGTGTATCGCACCCTTGATTGACCTGTTTTCGATTGCCCATACTGGAGGATGCCATGCGATACGTTGTTGTTGCCGTGCTGTTTCTGCTTTCAGCGTCCGCTTTTTCCGGCGAGGTGTCAAGCGCCAACAAAAAGCACGTCGTTGCCCGTGTGGCGCCAGGCACGAAGATACTCCAGAACCGGGACTATGTTATCACGCTGTTGCCACTTGAATTCGAGGGCGGGTATCTGATCCAGCGAAACGCGCGGGAGGATGATAGCGCGTGGCTTGACTTTTCCGAACTGACCGCCACGGCAGATTCGACGGTGTATATGGTAGTTCGCGGGACGGTGCAGGCGCAAGGCTGGGAAAAGGCCGCTATAGTATTCGAAACGTCATGCCCGAAAGGCGAAGAATGGAAATGGTCTGTGTATAGCAGGGCTTTTTCGCAGAGCATCAAATCTCCACAAATACAATCGCCCGGAACTCTGTTGTATTTTATCAAGCCGAAACCGCTATCAATTGAGGATGTTGTTTCTCTTATGAAAGAACTATATCATTTTATCAAAGATAATAAACTAGCAGAGCATGACAAGCGAAAGAGGCAAATTATAAAAGAATTGAAAGGACAGGTTCTTTGCGGAACGCTTAACGAAAAGGAAGTTTTCGGAGATAAGCAAATATCTATTAGTTGGGGAGAACGGTTCCATTTGGCAAAAAAACTGAAACTCCTAATCAATATAAATCAACCAATATCTATTGGGTCAAAACCCGATGATATCGAGGAATTTTCCGGAACTATTAAACGCGTAAACATTAACGTTTCAGATATAAGTGACGCGTCTATCTATATCGAACTGGATGGGGAAAATTGAATAAAACTATTGTTGCTATTGTCGCAATTTGATATTAAAGATAGGTGGCTGATACCCTAGTGCAACACCTTTGCGGACCGCATTTCTGGCGTTAAAAAACACAGGTGAGTTAATTTTGACGCGGCCTGCCAATGGTGGGCCGCGCTGGCGTAATCCGTCAATCGCGCGAACCCCTGATAGTTGCGGTAGGTCAAGCCCTTGCGCCAGCGGAACGCCTTCATGTGCGGCTTGCCGGGGTATTTTTCAACCGCGCTCCCGTCGTCTGTCGGGCAAACGAAATCGATCATCATTCCGTCTTTGCCGGAGACGTAAAACGCTTTCAAGTCGGCGTCGAATTCCTCTCCGAATTCCTCGTCCTGATCAGGGCAGAGAACGATATCGCAATCAGCCCGATCCAGCATCCGCAGCAAATCCTCACGCCAGTTCCATCGGTTCCAACCCTCTGTTGATGCCATGATCCCGCAAAGTCGTTCGCCTGCCGCGCTCCTGATTTCATCCAGCGTCACGCCGCCAAGGTGATTCAGGTCTACGCGCACGTAGAGCTTGTCACAGCGTTGCGCGAGAGATGCAAGGCAGCGTTTCCACAACGGGAAAAACTCCGGAGCGATTGCCATGATACCGGCCACTATCATTTCCTTGCCCTCCCCCATGATCGCAAGCACGTCGGCGTCACTCCGTTTCCTCAGTTTGGCGAATGATTCACGCTCACGATCAAGTTCCGCGCGGTTGCGTTTGATATGGCGGATGCCGTAAGTATTCACAATCGCGAAACGGTCCTGCCACTCGGAAAAGTCTTCGAACATAATATAATGAGCTATCACGCGGTTAATGGCCTGGTCGCGACCGCGTATCTGATACGGTGCCGCTGGCCGGAATTGGTGCCGGATGGACGTATCGCGGTCAACGATCATCGGCACAGCCGCGAACGTAGCCGCCATGCTGATCGCGCCCTCATTGTAGCCGTGGCTGATCGTGGCGGGCCAGCCGCCGAACGCTGCATAGGCGTCTTTGGTCATGGCGTACACGCTGCCACACAGGCACTGTACCTCGCTGTACCGTTCCTCCGGGCGCTGGCGATTCCAGACGACCCGGTAGCAGCCCCATTTCCTGTCATAGCTCCAGTGTGCGCCATAGCCGCTGATACCGCCGCTCTCCAGGCTCCGGCATGTCGCGCACAGGATATGTCTGTCGCTCGCCGCCTTGGCAGCAAATTCCTTCAGGTCGCCGTCAAAGCGGACGTGGGCGTCCGAATAGATGATTACGTTTTTCGTGGCTTCCCGCGCCCCGAGGTTGCGGCAGTAGGACGGGCCTTTCGGGTCGGTGTGCCGAATCACGTGGACGCGGTCATTATTGTAGGCAATCTGCGTATCGCTGCAATCGTCGATGACGATGATTTCCGCCGCGCCAGCATGCAAGTAATTCTCGATGGTGTTGTAAATGTCCTCTTCGTTTCGCGCTGGCAGGATGATTGAGCACGGGACAGTCTCGACCGAAAAAAACTTGCATTTCGACGGTTTGCAGTTGCAGCTGGATTGCATTTTCTCCACTCCATAAATGGGACACTCAACGTTTCCGCAAATGACGTAATTGCCCTTGCAGGGGCGATCCGGCACGCGTTCGCCGGTGTCGTGCATGTGTACGCATGGAGATATTAGTTTACGACCTCCGGTCATCGGTAGTCCGCCTAAGCGGCGGCACACAGAACACCAGTTGCTGTTTGACACCGCGCCGATTGGGTAGTGAGGACAAAATCCGCTACTATTCGGACCAGAGCAGATCAACTCCATGCCAATACCTCTACCGTGTAATCAACATGTCCACATCCAATATTAACGTCTTTGTCACTCACAAACGTATCGCCGCAATGTTTCGTTCCGAAATCAGACGCATACCAGATCACAACACCGAGTTGATCTGATGTGTAATATTGTATTTCTTGTATTTCGCCAGTGGAAGAATCGATATATAGATCAACTCGATCACTTTCACTGCCCCAACGATACAAGCATTGGCTGGAAGTAGTTGATATATATTCCAAAACATAATTTTGATCGTTGTCTGACGAACATCCAACTATTGTAATGTGGAGTAGCACAAAATCGCTCTCGCACCCTCCGCAATCCCCCGCCGGTGTTGGCGTGGGCCAATCGTGGAACGTCGTTGTCGGGGCTTCTTCCGTTGTGGTCGGAGCTTCCGTTGTCGTCGGCGAGCGCGTTGTTGTGGCGAATTCTCCAGGCCCCAACAGGCGTGACAAATGCCCGAGGCTTTCAAACCGCATTTGCATCCACTGCCCGTCGCCATCGTCGCCAACGGGTCGCACCTTGAATTCCATCTCGATGCCGTCGTATCCGTCCGGCTGCTCAAGTAAATCCCACTCCTCCAACTCCTGATAAGGGTTGTCGTCCGTGCCGTGGACGTGAGGCTTGACGTACACCACGGCCCATTGCACTCCGGTGCCGCCTTCCGCCCAGAGGATAATGGCCGGTCCGCAAACGTCGCTGCACAGTATTTTATGACTCCGGCGCGGCGTGGCGAAAATGTGGTTTTCGTCCTCGACGTTCACGCGCGCCTGGCAGATGCCGCCGATATAGCAGGGCTGGATAATGCCGGATTTGAACGTTTTCCCGACAATGGCGAAGCGACGCCGGTGTTTGCTCTCCGTGATCTCTTCCGCATCGAGAACGCGTTTCATCGTGTTGCCGGTGATTGCCTGATTTCCTATACCGATGCACTCTCCCATGTCGATATCGCGTCCGAGCGCGTTGTGCATCATGCATGGGATTGCCGCCTCTCCGGCGAATCCGCCGAATCTGCGAATGTCTGCGATGTTGGCGCTATTCTGCCTGACCGCCTCGGTTAGTTTTTGCAGGCGAAGAGCGGAAATAACGTCGCCGCGTTGCCAATTTTGTAGAGCCATGTGGAGAGATTCCAGCAATCAGAGTCAGCGGCTTTTCGCCGCAAGCTTTTTTGCCTCGGTATCGATCCCGATAAGGATGCGTTCGCGGTAAATTGACGCACTTTCATTTTTCGTTTCGATAAACGCGGGACGAAGGAACGGCCTGCCGGGGACGAATCCAACGACAGAGCCTTTTCCGGTATTCGCCTTATTCGTAGCCGCGTCGGATTTCCCGCGACGCTTGCCGCTGATTCTGGCGGCGGTTCCTCCTGTGACGATTCTATGTCCGAATTCGACCAGATGGGCATGAGGACCGCCGCCAATCATGCCGACAACGTTTCCGGTGTTTTTGTATGTTTTCGTTTTTGACGAAATAGACCGTTTCAGCAGTCCGCTCTTTTTCGGCGCAAGCTGCTGTGCCCTTTTTTTCATCGGCGTAATCGCTTTTTTTACAGCATTTCGCACTTGTCGCTTAAACACGGCCTTCGGAAGTTGGTTCATGGCATGCCGCATTTTTTTTATGTCCTGCGAATTGAAGCTCATTCCAAGAGCGGAGTTTTTCATCAGTCCCATTAGAAGAGACTCCCGGACAAATCGAGCGCAGAAAAATCAGAGCTTTTAAAACGTTTCGCGATGTACAGCCCTTCAACTAAAATAACCTTGTTGTCGCCGTCTATAGCCTCGATTTCCTTGACCCAAGGATATTCCCAACCGAGAACATCACGGCTGTACGTAAATGTCGTGCTGTTCGGCCCAGTATAGGTAGGCAACGCGGCGTTATCCTCATTCGGTCGGATACCAAAATCGAATTGCAGCGCCCAGAGCGATTCAAGCTTTTTGGGAATGCTGATGCTTTCAAGCCTTACTTCTCCCGCAGCAAACCCATACCATGTTGCGCTATTCACTCGACCAACCTGACGAACGCATCCGGCGATATACGCCGCATCAATCGCAGATCTATTTTTGTATAGCGTGACAGAAAGCGTAATCGTCGGCACTCCCCACGGCATACCTTCTACCGTTCCATCGTCTTTGATCCCTACAAGCAATCCTACGGGAACGCTTCCTGTCATCGGCTCTTGTGACAGCGCCGTCTTCACGGTTTCATTGTTCATCGATCCAGACAGAACCCATATTTCTGTTCCGTCAACCGGCTCGGTTGTTACGGTGTTGTCCGGTGTGTCGTAATCAACAGTCACATCCCAGACATAAAACCCGCCGCTCCCGATGCTGTTCAGTTCCGAGCGCTTTTTACTGCAACGCATCGTAGTGCCGGAAATCAAAGCTCCAATAGCCGGTAGGCCGGTCGCGTTGCGTGCGTTCTCCGGCTCCGTGATGCTGTCTGAGACGACTTGCCATAGTTCGGTTTTCGAGTATTTCCAGTCTTTTGTCGCGCTTGATGACAGAGACCGCTTTCGATTTACTGTAGTTCCCATCGACAATCCATTCTAGGCCGCCGTAGCGCCTTCGTCGTCTTCGGTCGCGTCAACGATCCGCTCAAGGCTCCGGTTCATTTTCTTCTGTTCTGCGAGCTGATCCTGAGCGATTTTCTTTTCTGGTGTGGCAATCAGCGCGGCGGCGGAAAAGCTCCCACGAACGCTGCTTTCTCCGATTGCTTCGCCAATGCCAGATTTCGGCGCGTTATATGCAGCCGCATTTGCGGCGACTTTTTCAGCCGCCACTTGCGCGCCCTGTTGAATCGAATCGAAAAATCCAGCAACCTGTTTTTGCGCGCTGCCGTTCACGAATTTGTCATACGCGGATACGGCATTGTCTGCCGACTCTTTTGCGGCGGCGTCCCATGCCGCACCGGCCGCGCCAGAAAGACCGGACTCCAACGCTGCGCTTGCTGCCCCGCGCATGATTTCCGCTCTACGATCAAATGCCGCGCCTGCTTTTCCGGTAGACCCTGATTCATATGCTTTCCCGGCGAGGTCAAGATTTTCTGACGCTTTTTTTGAAAACTCATCACCGGCTGATGTGATTTGCGTTACTCGATCATCCCGCACATAGCGCGCTGCCATGTTCGCCTTAATTTCATCTACATCGGATATTTGCAGCGTTACGCGTTTCCAGTAATTCCAAACTTTCTTTGCCTCGAATTCCAGGTTTGCGATTCCTTTGGCGACATGCCGCAGCATCGTTCCGAACGCTTCGCCAAAAACAGCAGCCATGCCGTATCCTGCGGCTTTAATCAATTCCGCCCCGTTCAGCACTCCGGCAACAATCGTATTAAAGATTCCGCCGATGTGTAAAATCGGAGACGACAACATCGCAAATCCATTCAATGCGCCAGCGACAAGAGTTTCAACTCCGCTTTTAACTGTATAAAATCCTGCGGAAAACAGATTCAACATGTCTGCCGCTTTTGCTATGGATTCCGCAACCCAACGGATTCCGTTCGCAACGCGATTGCCCATGCCTTCGCCGCTACCGGCGAGTTCCACGAATTTCATTGCAGCCGATTCGATGTATGGGGAAAGCTCAATCGCCAACGCATTGCCGATTCCCTGGAATACGCGCCCGACGCGCGTCAACGCGTCGTTCGCCGCCTCGACTTTTGCAGCGTCCACGCGTGAAAATGCAATGCCAAGCTTTTCAGCTTCCGCCTGCATTGCTGCAAGTCCGTCTTTCCCGAGAGCGAGCGTGTTGATTAGACTCTGTCCGGATCGACCGAAAAGATTCGTAGCAACAAACGCCCTATCTTCGGCAGTTTTCAGTTTGTTCACGTTTTCTGCGATTAGCGAGAACTGTTCGGCGGGAGATTTCCCAGCAAGATCATCAACAGACAAACCGAGCGCATTCAGCGCAAGACGCCCCTGCCCTATTCCTTGCGACGCCTCTCCGACTGTCTTTTGCATTTTCTGTAGGGATTTATCGAGATTTTCGCTACCGGCTCCAGTGATGTCTGCGGCGTATCGCAAGCCCTGCAACCGTTCAGTTGTCTCGCCTATCCTGTCGGCGAGCTTGGCGGTCGCATCGATATTTTTCATGCTGGACTTCATCAGCATCCCGAGGCTACCGACTCCGGCGATCCCCATGATGGCAGAACCGAACGCGGCAACTTTCCCGATCCCGGCGGCGGCTCCGGCGGTGAACGACTTCACGGTTCCAGCGGCTCTGTTCATGTCGCGCTGGAAACGACCTGTCGTTGCCGTTAAGCCGACTACGATATTTCCAAGCATCACCATTACTTTTTCCTTTTCCTCTTCTTTTTGCCGATTGCAAATAGAATCCGCGCGCGCATTTCTTCAGGAGTCTGTTTACGAGGCGGGCCGAACGTAAGCACGAACTCATTCATATTTACGCTCTTCCCGCCAAACGCGGACGCAACGGCGTTATGCGTAGTGCTCGCGATCAATGCCGCCTGATAGTCTCCGCGCTTGTCGCCGATTGGCTCTATCCGGCTATAGGCCATCCATTCCGCGAACTCACGCGAATCCATCTGCCGCTGCAAAACACGAACCGGAACACCAAACGCCAGCGCCAGCCGAAACCAGAACATTCTTTCGGGGCGCTCCCTCAGTTTTTTTCAAGCGTATCGATTTCCGCTTTATCAAACCCGTTGATTTTCAGACCGTCTTTCAGAACGCGGTCCAGCGCAAGACCTGATTTCCTGCCGAGCGCCTCGGCGTCCTTGTCTGAAAACAACCGCTTCCCTGTTTCGTCTGCAAGGACTTTCACGGCAAAGCGGGCGCGGAAGTTTGCCAGGTTCTTTTTCTCTCCTGTCATTTCCGCCTCAAGAGCGTCGCGCTCCGCACCGGACATGACGCGGATGTAGACATCTCCACCCCATTCCGGAACCTCGATACATTCCAGCAGGCACGATTCATCCGCCGAAAGAATCGCGTCGCGGTTAAGCGTTCTTGCCTCTTCGTTTTCTGGAGCCTCAATCGCCGTCTGTGCGTCAGAAACCATCGTGCTCTTCTCGCTCATGGTTAGCTCCTCTTATGCTCCGGAAGTGGTCGTGTTCTGATCGAGTTCCCCGGTGTGCTTGATCGTCAATGTTGCGGTCACGCGCTGCCCGGTTTCAGCGCCAGAAACCTTGTAGCTCTTGATGTACCCGTCAACCTCAATCGGAAGGCCCTGCCCGCCGAAATCGTATTCGATTGATTCGACAGGCCCCGGCACGGTAACGTTGATGGTCGGATCATGCTCCACAGTCAGCGTGGTATCGCCAGGGTCGTACAGGTCGGCTGGCATGAACGTTTTCCCGCCAGTCGTTGCGAGCAACGTTGTCTCGATATCCTCGCCCTCTTTCCCGACCTCGCCAACCGAAATAATTTTGAACGTGTAGCTGGACGTTCCAAACTTTACGGTAGTCCCATGTCCATCAAACGCCATGTTTAATCTCCTCTCACTGTCTCGCCGCACGTAACGGCATATTCCTGAATCACTCTATAGACGCCGGATTCTTTTCCGCCGTCGGGGTTATCGAATCCATCACGCTCCGATTCCAAAATGCAGCTTTGTAAATTAAGCACTTTCGCCCCGCTGTATGCGTTCCCTCCGTAGCCATGCAGCGCAACCCTGATTGCGTCGGCTAGCTCTTTCGACTCGCTATACGTTTCCGCATAGGCGTCAACCTGGATGTTCACGGAAACGAATCCGGATGCGCTGAGCATGTAGCTATCATGCACGCTGGCGATCCGCTGAAATATAATCAGCGGGAACGTAGCGTTTTGCGGTGCCAGGTTCGGATAGATGCGTGTTGACACTATCGCAAGAACGTCCGTATTCGCAATCATCAACGCGCGCAATGCAGCCTCTATCGATAGCGTTTCTCCGGCCGTTGGCGTCGCTGTCCGGGCCGTGGACGGCAGGCTGTACAGGTCGCCGTTTTTCGAGACGAGAAGGAACGTGTAGGGCGTGCCGTTGGTCAAACCGGTCACGACGATATTGCCGTCCGCCGTGGCCTTGAAACTCTCGCTCGGCGTAGTCCACGCGCCGGAAGACGTGCGCCAGATCGCGTAGGCCGGATCATCCGCCGCATTCAGGAGGACCGCGAGCGTCACCTGTCCGTCGCCTGCCGTTGAGCTGGTGAGCGTGGATGCGTCTGGCGATTCTCCACTGCCGCCGCTCGTAATCGTCTCTGCCGTCCCGGCAGCGCTGTTGCTGGTCGCGTCCCAGCCGCGCAGGCGCAGTTGCGTCGTATTCGCGAAAATCGTCTCCGCCGCGCTGTCGCCGCCCATGAGCGCGAAGTACAGATCGGCTTCCGCCGTGTCGCCGCCGGGCGGCTGGTAGAGCGTCGCGGGCGTTTCCGCCGTTCCGCTCTCCTGCACCGTGAAATCGGACAGGATTTCATACCACGCGCCGGAAACGTAGACCTCCACCGTGGTGGCCGCGTATTCCGTTTCGTCCGATCCGGCAGCACCAGCGCCGAACAACACAGGCTTTTCGGCGGCGATTGTCTGCCGGATTGCAATTTCCAGCGTCGGCGCGGTGGGGGCGGTCACATCCGAAAGTTCGTCCAGTGTGACGGCAGAGATATACGCGCCGATGCCGCCCTTAAAACGGACCTCCAGTTGCATGTACGGGTCTTCGACATTTGTAAGCGATTGAAATTCCGCCTCGGTATACCAGCCCGTCCAGTCTCCCCAGTCGGAGCCGTTCGCGCCGGTGCGGAAGCGCAGGCCGATGTTCGTCGCGCCGCTGTGCGTCACCGCGAGCGAGGCCATGTAAAAGCCGTCGTTGTAATGTATCGAATCCGTTCCAGAATCATGCACCGTGAACGTTCCGTATCCTGTGTAGGACAGGTGATCGATGCGAAATTCGAACGCGTCCACCGTGTTGACGCTCTGGGCATAAAAGTAGTACGGCCCGGTGAGCGCTCCTGACGTGCGCTGGTACTTCAGCGCGCCGTCGATGTAGAAATCGAAGCCGTTGGCGGTCCAGACGATCTTGTAATACTGCCCGGCGTCGGTGTCGATCGTTTGGGTATAGACCTGCGATCCCGATACGTACAGCCGCATGAAATTGTTGCCGTGGATATAAACGTGAATCTCGCCGGTCGCGTTGAAGTTGAGTTCCGTTCCGGAGACGCTCAGGCCGCTCCCGACCGTGTACTGCGTATTCATGTATTGTGCGAACCACTGCACGTATTCGCCCGCGACAGGAACAACAGGAATAGCATATAAACCACCCTCGACGGAAGCGGGAGGCGTTAACGCGCCCAGCGACGATTTGACTTCCAGCCGCTGGCTCGCCTCCCGGAGCGCGCCATTGAGAGATACCCACGGCGCGGCGAGGCTGTTGTCGTCGAACGTGTCGCCGAGAATCTGGACGTACTCGGACGTGTTGAGAAAACATCCATAGGCGGGAGTCATGGTCATGCGGCCCCCCTGTAGCTCAGATACGCGTCGGCGAACATCCACCCGGCGAACGTCTCTTTCGGCCCCCAATCAAATTCGCCGTCCGCGTACAGGTGTCCGTCCTCGTGCCGTGCATGCATGGTCTGGAGTTGTGCAATGCGCGCGGCAACCCAATCCGCCGCCGTCTCCGTCACGGTCGAATCCCACCCGGCTTTGAGCGCGAACACGTCCGCCAGCAGGTAGATGTCCTGCCGGATGTCGTTCTCCGCCCAGTCGTTTCCCTCGGGATAGTACAGGTGATAGCTTCCGTCCTGCGCGTAGACCGTGCCGCCGGGGCTGTCGTAGGCCGGCGTCGCCCAATTCTTTGCAGTCAGAACCTGCCATTGATCCTCGCATCGAAAATCGCACGACGCCGATTCGGACGCATCCGACAATAGATAGGTCACCTTCGCCTGTTGCAAAAACATGATGATCGCCTGCATGTAGTCCGGGTGGACGATCCCGTGATTGATGACCATGCCGTCTTCGGCGACGTTGTAGCCGTCGATCCACGAACCGACCGCCGTTCCATCGATCACCGTTTCGCTGGTCATATCGGACGGGCGGGAGTTCGCGGCAAGCTCCAGCTCGATTTCCTTCGCGCGCCACGACGCGGCGGACGGATGCTGCGGCATCATGGCGCGCGCGGCTTGCAGGATCGTAGCGTTCCAGGCGACCGTTTCCCCGGGCGTGTCGTCCGTGCCGTTCCAGTACTCGGTGGTGGAGGCGAGAATCCGCGTCGCCTCGGCCTCTACCACAGCAGACGCCCGGCGTTGCGTCGCCCACGGCAGATCGTCCCATAAGAGCCATACCGCTTTCGCCAGGAGCGCCGCCCACGATGCCGCCTGCCAGGTATAGGCCCACGCGGCATACGATTCGTATTGCGTGCAAAGCGCGGCAATGACTGTCGCGCATTTCCCGACGGCGGTCGCTTCCGTCATGCCGCACGCGGTTTCGTCCCACGCCCCGAGAGCGCTACATACCGAGATGCCATAGACCGCCTCGCACGCGGCGCGCGCGCCGTACTCATTCGACGCCTGATTCGTGCCATTTACATTTCCAATGAAATAACCCGGCATATTATCCAACCGAGACACATTGTACTTGCAGGCGTTGCGAAGGAGTCCCCGGAGCGCGTTCGCGGTCGCGTCCTCTCCATCGTGCGCGGCGACGTGCGCGAGCTTCGCCGGTTTCACGAGAGAGCGCGGCGTACCGTCGTAGACCGTGATGTGGTCGATGCCTGAAAACGTGGTCATACCCTGTCGTTTTCCTCGTGAAGTCGTTTCACAGTCTCGTCCTGTTTACTGCGGTTTTCGCGGATGCGGAAACAGATGTCACACACGTTCAGCAGTTTTCCGTCCACCTCGATCTCGTAGCGCCCCTCGCCCTCGAGGCACAGTTCGCACGGCTCATACATGCCTAGCGCCTCCGGTAGCCCCACTCGATTCCGGCCACGACCAACAGCGCCACGGCCACGACCGCCCACTCGACGGGGAGCGTCACGACGCGTCCCGCAGGAACCCGGCCGCCTCCAGTTTTTTGCGGGCGTCCGGCGTGTCCTGGATGAACAGCGTGCCCCGGATCGTGCTGGCGAGCGTGGTCATGGCGGCGGTGTTGTTTTTGATGATCTCGGTCATTTCCGTTTCCAGTTTCGACAGCCGCTCCGCCATTTGCGCCTGGTGCTTCCAGTTGACGAACAGCAGCGCCCCGGCGATCAGCGCGAGCGGCCCATATTGCCCCAGCGCCGCGATAAACGTCGTCTCCATGCAGTCCCCCCGGTGCTCCCCCTGGTCCTATTCCTGTTCCTGTTTGGACTCGCCGCACTTCACGCGCAAACGCTTGATCTCGCGTGACACGGATTCCCAATGCTCCGGCGGCATCGCGATCCAGCCGCCCGCGTCCTGCCGGATTTCCGCTCCCGTCTCGTCCGTCAGCACGCGCGCCCGCAGCTCCCGGTTTTCCAGGAGTTCCACCGGCACGCCAGCCTTGACGATGACGTATCGCGTCTCGGTCTTCGGCCCCAGCGTCAGGTCACACCCCGCGAGCGCGAGCGCCGCGAGGCTACAGACCCAAATCCTTGAGGCGTTCCGCATCGGTCTTGCCATCGGTAACCTCCGATTCGGGACGGACCACGGTCGTTTTGCGCGCCGTGTCCGTCCCGAAAACGCCCTTGATGAGCGCCACGATCAGCTCGATTACAACGGTCCACATGGAATCACTGCCCGGCCGTGGTCGCCGCGTCGCCGGTGGCCGCGGTATCGGCCGCGTAGTCCGCCGTCGCCGCGTCGTACACGCCCTTCCCGGCGTCGATGACCGCCGTCGTATCCGGCTTGGTCGTTTCGTCGCCGTCGCTCCAGGCGACGTACCAGCCGAACATGCTTCCAAGAAGAACGAGAATTGCCGCTAGGATCGCTTTCGTTTTCGTGTTCATATGGTATTCTCCTATTTCAGTCCATTCATTCCGTCACCACGCAATCCAGAATCATTCGCCTGTCACGCTCCTCAACGTTTTCTATTCCGTTGATTTCCATCGTTAATCCAGACCATGAAATTCTGTCTTTCGTGGTCAAGTCGCTTCGATACCAAATCTCAACCGTGTATGCTGATTTCGCTTTCGTGGTCCCGTTCTGCTGCCCCTCGCTTCCAGACATTGGCGATACCAGACCCCACACAGTCGCCAGCGTTGACCATGTCTCTATCGGCTGTCCGAATTCATCGTTCGCCTGGACGACGCGTTGAATAACGATCCGGTGGCGATAGTGTTTCATGCAGGAACTTTCCAATGAGTCAGCAACATCGACACCGCGAACGGTAACGTGTTCGGCGTCCCCTCCATCGTCACGGCTTCCAGATGTTCAAACCAATGCCCGGCCAAAAGCTTTATCGCATGTTTGATTTCGTTCGGCACGCTTGCAGCAGCAGTCCACCCAGCGACGTAGGTTATGGTCACAGGATCAAGAGTTTCGCTGTCAGTGCTTGGCCATGAACAATTCCGCGCCGGTGCGATTCGACCTGGTTCCGAAACCAGATCGGTCTGGTATTCTGTAGCGGCCAGCGTTTGCGAACTTCCGTTGTCGTCCTTGTAGACGATTGACGTAACGCTCTGTAGCGGAGGGTGCGGCACGGTTATGACGCCTGGAAAATCTTGTAGCGTAAGCGTCCATGTTTGCGTAAGAAACGCGCGGTTTGTTTCCGCTTCGCAAGCCGCCCGTGCCACGGCAATCAACGCCGTGATTCGGTCGTCCTGGTCGCTGGCATCGTAATGCAGATGCGCTTTCGCCTCGACAAGCGAAACCGGCTCAATGGTTGGTGCGGTTGCGATTCTCAAACCCATGCGCCATTCTCTCCATCTACCAAACCGCGAGTGCCAACGTGGCGTAGTTGTTCCCGGCGCTTCCGTTTTTGGCCTGGATGACAGAGCCTTTCGGAATGACCAGCCCGTGAAATGTGTGCTGGATTCCGGCGGCGATATAGAGATGATCTGTCGTGCCGTCGTCAAACGAGATGACGGCCGGATGCGTCGCGCAATACACGGACATCGCATGACACTCGCGCGCGGTGCCGTCGATCACGTCGGCATACGTATCCGCGCCTGCGGCATCAGTTCCGTATTCAGGCAGTTTCGGAGCCATGCTCATGGATTACCCTCCTCAGTCCCTACGCAATTACGCGGCGGGGATGGTGATGGTCAACCCGCTCGCGTCGACCTCTGTTTCAGATACATCGTCGGCGTAATTGCCAGTCCAGTTGTCGTCGGTTCCAGCCGTGTACCCGCCGGTATTGGAGTAGTCACCACCGAGCAAGTTTTTCGTCACAAGGTTGCACCCGCCGGTTGCGCCGGAAATGTCAATGTTCTTCGTCGACGCACCCATGGTGCCAGCGGCAAGCAAACCCTTGCCGGAAAACACGCAGTTCTGAATTATCGACTGCCGCATACGGCATTCAATGTGCCGGAGATTGCTATGGAACTTGCAGTTCTCAATCATCCAGCCTGTCGGCTCGGAACTCGTGTAGGTGTGGCCGAGAATTGCCGCTCCATAGGTGGCTGTATTGAGGTAAAAAAACTCGCAATTCTCGATCTTGACGTTTGCCTGCGCGCCGTCGGTGTATATAGCGTAATACGCACCGGCCTTGCCCTGGAATCGACAATCGATAATATGCGTCTGGTGACAGGCACCAGTCATTTCGATTGCAGCGTTCGCTACCGCCGGGCGGAATCTGATATTACGGATTTCGCAGTCAGCCACAGCCGTAATAGTCAGGCACGGCGCGGTAGTATCGGGAGCAGTCCAAAGCGCCTGATTTGATGTCGTGCCGCAACCAATCAGCCGCAGTCCTGCAACAGCAACTTCTACCGCCTCATTAAAGCTGCCGCGCACGTAAACCGTATCCCCGGCGCTGGCCAGGGCAACGGCGGCGGCGATAGTGTTGACCGCGCCTTCCCAAGATTTTCCGTCGTTGCCGGACGCGCCGTTAGCAGAATCCACAAACCACTCGTCACCGTAGCCATGTTCGCCGGGATACATCACGAGGCTTCCGCCATTCCAACGGCTATACATTTTCCCGCCATTCTTAGGCATGGTAGTTTTCCTTTCGTTTGAAAATCCCCCCGCCCGGTGGCCTAGGCTTTGCCTCCAGCCGACCGGCGCGGGGGGATGAAAAAATTACAGTGCCGACGGCATCAGGTCGGGTGCGGCGTTGATTCTCGGATTGCCGAGAATATACAGCCCGCAAACCAGTTTCGCGGAGCTGACGGTGTCCAGATCGCAGCGGACGGCCGTGAAGCCGTTGTCCGCGTCAAGGTCGCTCGCCTTGATCTCGATTGCGATCATACCAAGCTTCTCGCCGCTGGCCTCGTCGTCATAGATTTCATCTGCCGTGGCCTGCGTCTCTTTCGTCCATGCACCGACTGCGGACAGGTCTGTCGCGTTGACTTTCGAAAAGATGCGACCGGTTTCGCATACGTCCAGCGCCTTGGCGTCGGACAGGCTGTTGCTGGTGTCGGTGGACTGGTACAACTCGATGTCGATGTCACCGCTAGTCGCGGTTCCGTCGCCGAAGGCGATCAGGATGAGCAGGCTTTCGTAGTCCTTCATGCTCACGTAATCGCCGGTTGCCACGGTGTCGTCGTCCGCATCGTCGACCACATAGGCGGGCCAAATCGGATGGATCTGAAGTTGTTCGAGCAAACTAAGGGATTTCATGTTCAAGTCTCCTTTTCTTTTCTGTCAGGACTAGCGATCCGCCAGTTTCACGAACGGGCTCACGCGACGCGACGAATCGCCCTTGCGCGGCTTCATGTTGGTGTCCCACGCGGGACGGCCATCGACCCGGAATAGCGAGCGGAACGCGGTTTCGGCGTAGTCAAAGCGCAAATGAATCGACATGGCAGTTTCTGTCGTCCCCTTCATCGCGAGCAGATACTGCGAAAAGTCGGCGTACGTGATGTCGCCCGCGTCGCCCAACGCCTCGCAATGATCGGTCGACCAGGCCGGGCGTCCGAAAATCGACGTGTTCGGCGCACCGGAAAAACCGCCAACGGGCAGGAACACGGGCGTGCCGCCGGTGCCGACCGCGAGCGCCATGCTCGCCAGTTGCGGCCAGCACTCGCCGTTGTAGTACCAGTCGCCGATCCCGCGCGAACCGTCGGAAATCACCGACCACATCTTGACCAGGTTTTCCGCGACGATGGTGTCGGCCGCCTGCCCGGTCTCTTTCGCGACCTGCACACAGGGAGACGTGCCGACAAACGCGCCCATGGGCTGCCCGACGCCGGAGCCGAACATGACCACCTCGACCAGCTCGTCGGCAATCGCCTCAGACTGTTTGCCAAGAAGGCGCGAGCCGAAGTTCGCGACGTCCGTCATCTCCTCTTCCGTGCAGTAGCTGAGCGCGGCCAGCTTGTGCAGGCGCAGCGTGATCTGGCGGAACTTGAGGCTGGATCGGGTGATCTGGTCGCCCTCTCCGACCCAATATGTAATGATCCCGCCATGGCGGTACGACGTGCTGCTCTTGTCGTGATCCGACGTGCCGTTGACGGTGACGGTGTTTCCGTTCAGCGTCAGGAGATCGCACTTCCCGATGATCGGGAGTAGCGTCGTCATGCGCTCGATGATGCGGTTGCTGTATTCCGGGGGAATCAGGAAACCGCCTTCGCTGCCGGTGTCGGCGTTGTTGCCATAGGACGCGTTCAGGTGCAGCAGGTTCTCGTCCACCACGCCGCCAGGGCGGGAGGCGCTCTTCACCGCGCCCAGGAAATCGTCGTACCGGGCGAACCCGCCCTGCGCGTCATCCAGCACGCGCGGACGCAAACCCGACGTTACGGCGGTATCGCTCACCGGGCTGGTGGGCTGTGTGGCGGGCTGCGCGAGGCGGGTGCGCCGGGCGTCGTTTTCCGCCATGATTTTCGCCTTCTTTTCCGCCGTCACGATTTTCGCTTCCAGATCCTTCGCTTCGTTCTGCAGGGCTTCCAGCTCCGCAATGTCGTTCGCCCCCTCTTCGTCCTTGTCGAAAAGGGCTTGCATTTTCGCGGACACGTCCGCCAGCGCCTTGTTCAGTTTCGCCAATTCGTCCATTTCAGTTTCCTTTCATCATTCGGCCAATGGCCTTGTCAAAACTCTCCACCGAATCCACAAGGCCAAGGCTCTTTGCTTCCCTTGCATCGAATACCCGGCCATCACTCACCTTATTGAATTGCGCTTTCAACATGCTCCGCCCGCCCCGGACGGCCTCCTCGAAATGCGAGAAGTGCTTGTTCACGATGTCCTGCAAGTAGGCAAGGTGTTCATCCGTCACCAGAACCCCGTCTTCACCAGCGCCCTTATAAGGGCCGGTGGAAACCACATGCACCTTGACACCAGCCAGTTCCGCCGCACCGGATGTGTCATAAACCGTCGCATACGTCCCGATGCTTCCGACGAATCCGGCCCGGTTGACGCTCACATGATCCGCCTGCGAAGCAACCCAATACGCGGCGCTTGCGCCAAGATCGTCGATATGGGCGTGAATCGGTTTCGCGGCGTTCTTCACCGCGTCCCCAAGTTCCGCAGTTCCAGCGCCGGTGCCGCCGGGGCTGTCGATATGCAACATGATTGCTTTGACCGATTCGTCCTTGTCGGCATTGCGAATCGCGGCCCGCGCCCACACGCTGGACGTTCCGCCGTACTTGCTCCAGACTTTCATCAACGGCCCGTCCAGAGGAATGACCGCAACCCCGTTCGATACCAGGTAGCCCGTGCCTTCGTAATCCCGCTCCACGGTTCGCGGCGTAATCGCACCCGCCTTGATCGCCAGCAGGGCGTCCTTCAGCCAGTCGGTTTTGGCGCACCACAAATCAAGGTGATTCGCCGCGCATTTAGGATTGTGCATTCTCTTTCGCCTTTCCACCGCCGCCGTTTATGCTGTTCGCAAATTCTGCTGGCGTCATATTGAGGGGAACGAAATGCTTGTCCCCGCCTTCGCCCTCAATCGGGTTCATGTTTTCGAGTTCGCGTATTTCATTAATGGACAATCCGCCGATGGAAAACATGCCGACATAAAAATCCTTCCGCGTACTGGCATCGCCGCGCAAAAGTCCAGTGACCAAATGCTCAACGAAGTATTCAGGTTCGACAGGAAACAACTTGGCAGTAAGCTCTTCTTCCCATCGGATAAGCCACGGCATCAAAGTATCAGTCAGGTAGTCCGTGTTTTGCGCATCAAGCGTTGACCATCCTTGAGCCCTGACTAGATATTGTATTTTGTGGAGCGGCATACGAAACCAACGGGCGATTTCCTCGACGGTGAACTGCCGCGTTTCCAGATACTGCGCGTCAACCGGGTTGATGGATATGGCTTCGTATTTGATCCCATGATCCAGAACTGCAGTGCGTCCAGAGTTGCTACCCCCGTAAGCCTCTTCCCATGCCTTGGCTAGTGCCTGCTTGGCTTCCGGCTGCAGCTTGCCTTCGTGCGTGAGAATGCCGGACGGGCGTCCGCCCCGGGCGAAGATGTTCTTGCCGTAGGTCTGCGCGCTGGCTGCAAACTGGAGTGTTTCGCGGGCATACCCGGCAATCGAAATTCCGTCAATCCCGTTCGCGGACAGGCCGTGGATGTGGATCATGTTTTCAGGACTGATTGTTTTCTCTGGGAGTACGCTTGTTTTAACAACGTATTCTATGCCGGTGCCAGATTTGTCTGCCCGTATGATTACGTTTTGTGGGGATATAATTTGCAATGCGTACGCTTCGCCGGTGTTACGTCGCAAAATTTCTGCGTACCCGTTTCCCCACCCGAGCACGTTACGCATCATGGTCTCGCGGAACGCAATCGAACCGACGGAGGGGTAGGGGCGGCGGCGGAGCAGCTTGTAATACGGATGATTGGTAGCCCGCTCTTTTCCGCGCGCGAGGCGGCGGTAGGTGATGAGCGGCAGCTTGGCGACGTCCTCGGAGAGGTTGCGGATGCAGGCGAAATAGGCCGCGATCCCCATCCATGCGCCGTCGGAACCGCTCAGGGCAACCGGGGTCGACACGGTGCCGGAGACGGGGACGAACCCTTGCGAGTCACCCCAGAGCGCATGCCACGAATCGTTTAGTCTTGAAAAAATGCTCATGCCTGAATGCTACAGCGGAAAAAAAGATCCGCAATAGCCAATCAGCCTTCTTCGTAAACAAAGTGCTACATGTGGCACTTTTTAACAGGCGGGCTTTTCGACCGTCAGTATTTTCCGTCCGCAGGAGAGGCAGACCCGCTCCCGGACGATCTGACCGGCCTTCCCGCGCGTCCGGTACACCGTCCACCGCAGCCCATAGCATTTCGGGCATGCAATCCCGAGTTCTTCCCGTTTTTCCATCAGATCAGACAATTAGAATCCCCCCGTCAAAATCGCTGCCAGCATCCTGCATCGCCCGCCCCAAGGCCATGATTGCGGCAACTATGCCGTCAATCTTGTAAGGGCTATTCCGCTTCGGCTTCGTCGGCTTCATGTTGCCCGCCGCGTCTACCGCTACGCTCACGTTCGAAGCCATCCAGTTCAATAACGGGTTGTCGCCGTGCTCAAACTTCCCGGCCAGCACCCGCTCTTCAAATTCCTTGCAGGGCGCGGCCATGCTTACAAAGCCCTGCCCGAAGGCGATAACATCAAAGCCGTCTTCCGTGAGTTGCGTACAGAGTTGCGCCCCTTGAAAGAGGCGGTCAACCGCCAGTTCGCGAACGTCGAACGATTCGCCAAGGTTGCCCATGTCCACCCGTACCCGGTCATAATCGCAGACGTTCCCCGGTGTCACCGTCAACAGTTCCTGCCCGGCCCATGTCCGGTACAAATCGCGGTTCGGGTTCGCCGCATCCTGCAACGCCGCCTCCGGAATCCAGAACCACGGCAACACAATCCCGCCCTCGGGAAAGTACAGAACCAGCGCCGTCAAATCGCTTGTGCTGCCAAGGTCAAGCCCTGCGAAGCACGGCTGCCCGGCCAACTCTTCCAGCATCCGCTTGCGCCAGAGAAGAGCGTCTTCCGCTTTCGTACACGCGGCCCACGCATCCGGCGCTATCCAGCGGTCGGCCTGTTCCGTCCAGATATTCAGGCGGTAGCGTTTAAACGCATTCAGTTTGACCGGGCTGGCCACGGCCTCTTGCGCCGCCTGCCGCATGTCGGATTCCTGAATCGTTTCACCAAGCGAAGGGTTCGCCTTTTTCCAAGCCTTCGGGTCAAGCGGATCGTCGTCCTTGTCCGCCGCGTAGATCAACCCGAAGAACGCGTCGTCTTCAATGTCGCCCTTCAAAACCTTCTCGGCGTATTCGTGTTGCTCATAGCAAATCGACGTGGTGTCCCAACCCGCCGTCGTGATGGAAATCAGCAACGGCTCCCGCCTGGCGGCACCGCCATAACGAAGAGCGTCCCAAAGTTCCCGCGTCTTCTGCGCATGGAGTTCATCAAAAATCAAGCCGTGGATATTCAGCCCTTCCGCCGTATACGCTTCGGAAGAAATCGCCCGGATGAAGCTGTTGCTTTGCGGAAGGTCGATCCGCTTTTTCGAATCCGTCACCCGGCAGTACCGCGATAGCTCCCGGCTGGCGTTCACCATGTTCTTCGATTCGCGATAAACGATTCCCGCCTGCTCACGATCCGCCGCCGCGAGGTACACTTCGGCCCCCGGCTCTTTGTCCGCGAACGCCAGATAAACGGCAAGCCCGCTGCAAATCGCGCTCTTGCCGTTCTTCTTGGCTATCTCCAAATACGCCACCCGAAACCGCCGCGTTCCATCCGGACGCCGCCAGCCGAAGAGGGGCATAAGCAAATCGTTCCGCTGCCAGTCAAGCAGCCTGAACGGTTGCCCTGCCCACTGTCCCTTCGAAAGCTGCAAGTAAGTTTCAAAGAAATGGCAAACCTTTTCGCCTTCGCTTTCATCGAAACGGCATCCGTTCTTGACGGCCCGCTTGTCGGCTGGCGTCTTTATCCACTTCCGGGTTGTGGCATCAACGCCCCGCTTACTCTTTGCCATTCGCAACCAATCCAATCGTAGCGCCAAGAAACAATCCGATTCCCAAGCCCATTAGAAACGCGCCAATCATTTCAGCACCTTCAATCCTGCGAACTTGGCGAATGAATCCTCGCCGTCGCCTTCTGTCGCCTCAATTTTCGTCCGCGCCGCCGGGGTCATGCCGAACTGCGCCGCCGTCTTCAGGAGCCGTTCCGATGCTTTGTTTTTTGCACCAAGCACGGGGTTCTGAATCGCGTTGCCTTTGTCGGTGTAGACGACCGGGCCTTCCTTCCGAACCTTCGCCAGAAGATCGACGAATTCTTCCCAAGCCTCGCAGTAGGCGACAAGTGCCCCTCGATCCGCCGTTGACAGAATCCCCATGTTTTCGAGTTCCACCGTTACCCGTTCCCATTCTGTCTTGCCCTCCTTGCCCAGGCAATTCGGGCAATCAGGTCTCCCCTTTGTCGCCACCACCTTTGACGGCTTCGGTTTTCTCGGTCTTCCGCGTGTCATAATTACAAAACCCCCCTTTCTTATTTTCAGAAAAATTCGTGCTTGCC